CTTTGGGGTTTGTCGCCTTTTCGATACTCGGCGGCTTTCCGGCGCAGGCCGCCCGCTATCCGTCGCGTCATCATGAACGGCGAACCGTAGTCGGGGAGTTCGGTCATCACAGCCACCACAGGCTGATAACCCCAGCCAGCACGGCCAGAATGATGATCGAGCGCGGACGCAGAACCTCGGCCACAGCGGCGATCATGCGAACACCGCCGCCGGCCGCGAGCGCGGCGTGTAGATCTTGCGGGCCACCAGGCTGACCTCCTGCAGGTGCAGGCCGACATGCAGGCTGGCGTTGTCGCGAACCCATGCTCGGGCGCGGGGCAGGTCGTTGAATGTGCGGACCTGCACGCCGCGGCTGTTGTAGGCTGCGTAGTCGGTGCGAAGGGTGCGGCTCATGCTGCACGCTCCATCATCCGCTCGCTGATTTCGGCGTGCCGGCGGCGCGTGCCGATCTCGACAGCCAGGCTCGCCGACGCCGACATCAGGTCGATGACGGACAGGCCGTCCAGTTCCGACGGCACGTCATCCGCATCGGATGCCAGCACGTCGATCGCCTCGGTGACGAAGGCCAGCTTCTCGTTCAGCCGCGCGACGGCGGCTTCATCCGACAGCCAGTATGACTGGTCGATCCAGCGCGAGACGGCGACGGGAAGCGCCTGTTGATTTGGGTGCGGCACGCTATGCCCTCCTGTGTTGAGGAGGGAAGGCTCGCAGATTGCGAGTATGCTGTCTAGCGCAAAATGCGAGGTATTATTTCAGCCGTCCTCGCAGGCCGTGACTCACGCGCGCTTCTTAAAGGTCTCGATGATCGCCAGCACCTGTGCCCGGTCTTCTGTCGGGACCGACATGACGGCGTCCAGAAATGACGTGTCCAAGTCGTAGGGGTCGTGATCCAGCAGGAAGCCGGGCGTGGTTCCAAGGACCGGGGCCAGCTTCAGCAGCCATTTATGGGACAGTCCGCGCTCGCCACTCTCTAGCAGGCCGATCACATTGCCGGCGGTGCCGATCGAATCGGCGAGCTGTTCCTGGGTCATGCGCCTGAACTCCCTCCATGCCCGGAGGTGATTTGCGGCGAGCTTTACGGGTGATCTGGCCATGCGCTGACTGGTAAATCGCAGGCTGCGATCGTCCATGTCGTTTTTGCGAGGAATGAGGCTTGCCGTTAACCTCGCATTCTGCGATGTTTCAAATATGGACAACGTCGATACCTCATTTGCCAAGCAGTTGCAGGACAGCGGCGTCGCCCGTGGTGGCTATGCCTATGACATTGCCAACGGTCGCCGCGTCCCGAACCAGAAGCTCGCCCTCCGCATATTTCGTGCCACGGGCCGCAAGATCGGACCCATCGCCAACCTGCCGGACGAGACCATTGCGGTGCTCGAGCAGGTGACGCTGTGACCGCCGCGCGTATTTGCCCCATCGCAGAGGCCGCTGACTACGCGGCCCTCAACAATCCCGGCGCGGTTTCCGTGTCTGGGGTGCGCCAGCAGGCGGGAGCATCGTCCCCCGGCGCTTCCGCCTGCACCACGCTCACCATCCCCGCGCCGCCGTCGGTCAACAACCTGTTCTCGAACAGCGTCCGCGGTCGCTTCAAGACGCCGGCTTACAAGGCATGGCTGGCTGAGGCTGGCTGGACGGTGCGCGAGCAGATGACGCGCGACGGCTGCGACCGGGTGCCGGGCAGGGTGGTGATCGTCATGGGCGTCGAGCGCGCAAGCCTGCGCGCCGATCTGGACAACACCGCCAAGGCGGCGATCGACCTGCTCGTGTCCTGCAAGGTTATCGACGACGACCGTTTCGTGACCGGCCTGGTGCTGGCGTGGATGCCGCAAGGCAATCACCGCACCCCGCGCGCCCGCATCATGGTGCGCCCGGCGGACCCGCTCACTCTCAACTTCCACCCGCACAAGGACGGCGCGACCGGCGGCTGGTTCATCGACGCGCCTGAAGGAGACCAAGATGAGTGACCGAGAGGAGCTGGCTGACGATCTTACCGGGTCGCGCCTCTATCGCACCCAGTATCTCGTGCTGCCAAAGCTCGCGATCCAAGACATGCCGATCGAATGGCAGGCGCGACTGGAAGAACTGCTGCACATTGCCGACGAGGCAGGCATGGCAACCCCGAGCTACATCGTGCTGCGCGATGAGCCTGAATATGCCCTGCGCCGTCATGAAGACCCTGACGACGACGAGTCCCCCCTCGATGAGGTGGCGGTGAACTGCGGCGATCCGTGGGCCAACTACCGGCGCGGCTCTGCCGCCGACCTCTGCGCTTTCGACATCAACAAGGCCGAATCCCTGCTCTCGGCCAAGGAGCCCGCATAATGGCCATCACCCTCGCATCCCTGCGCAAGGTCCGCGCCGACCAACCCCCGCGCCTTTTGATCTACGGCCCCGAGAAGATGGGCAAGACGACGCTCGCCGCCGAGTTCCCGGCGCCTGTGTTCCTGCAGACGGAGCGCGGCGAGAGCGGCGACCTGGTGCTGGACAGCTTCGGCACGCTCGACACGTTCGAGAGCGTGGTCGAGGCGATCGCCTCGCTCGCCCAGGAGGAGCACAGTTTCCAGACGGTCGTGCTGGACAGCGTCTCGGCCCTGCAGAAGCTGGTCTGGGACAAGGTCTGCCGCGATTCGAACGTGAAGACGATCGAGCTGGCAGGTGGTGGCTACGGCAAGGGCTACATTGAGGCGGACAATCTCTGGCTTCAGGTGCTGGACGGCCTGAACTACCTGCGCAACGAGCGCGGCATGGCCGTCGTGTTGGTCGGTCACGCCATCATCAGCCGCTTTGATGATCCCGAGACCCAGTCGTACAGCCGCTACGACATCGACCTGCACAAGCGGGCCGAGGCGCTGCTGAAGCGAGAGGTCGACGCCATCCTGCTCGTCAAGAAGGACGTGACGATCAAGACCGAGGGCAAGGGCGAACGCGCCCGTGCTGACGGCGGCGACACGCGCTGGATCTACACCGAGGGCAAGCCCGCGTTCACCGCCGGCAATCGGTACAACATGCCGGCGCGCATCATCTACCAGCGGGGGCAGGGCTTCGCCGCGCTGGCACCGTTCTTCCCGCAATCGGCATCCGCCGGTCAACCCGCCGCTCAGGCGGCCTAGCTTCCAACGGAGAACACAAATGGCCGAACTCGGCTCATTCAACCCCGATGCCGTCACCGATGATCGCGAGATCCTTGAGGCCGGCAACTACGTCGCCCAGATCATCGAGTCCTCGCTCGCCGACACCCGCACGGGCGGCAAGATGCTCCGCCTGACCTGGGAGATCATCGACGGGCCCAAGGCCAAGCGCCGGGTCTGGGAAAATCTCAACATCATCAACTCCAACCCCGACGCCCAGTCCATCGCCGAGCGTTCGCTCAAGCGCATCTGTGCGGCCGTCGGCCACACGGGCGTCCTGTCGAACAGCGAGAGCCTGCACTTCAAGCCGGTCGAGATCACCGTCGCGATCCAGCCGGCCAAGGGCGAGTACGGCGAGAGCAACCAGGTCAAGGGCTACAAGGCGGTCGGTTCCGCCGGACCCGCGACCACGCAGACCGCTCCGGCCACAGCCTCGACCCCTTGGGGCAAGAAGGCTGCCTAACCTGAACATCTGCCGGTCGGACTGATTACCACACCGGACCGACCGGCAGACCCTTCCAACCTGCTGTCTTCCAACAGCATCGCAGGAGCCCCTGACGATGACCGAACAACTGCGCCCTGTCGATGGCCGACAGGATGAGGTGGCGCTGCTCACCCAGGTCGCCGAGATCGTTCGCCAAGCCAAGATCGAGTTCGAGGGCGGCTTCATGACCGCCGGTCGCCTCGAGATCAGCCACGCACAGCGCCTGCTCGACCGCGCCTTTCACGGCGAGGCGGTCTGATGGCTGCCCGCGAGATGACCGAGGACGAGGCCGACGACCACTGGTCGGAGCATGGCGACATGACCCCGGCTGAGGTCTGGGCGCGTGAGCAAGAGGCTCGCGAGGAGCGCGCCAAGCGCCCCTGCAAGTGCGGCTGTCCCTCATGCCCGCAGGTGTTCCGTGGCTGAGATCCCGCAAACCATCCCCGCCACAGCCCGCGCCATCTTCGCCGCGCTGGAATCCAAGCAGCGCCGCGACCAGCACCCGCGCCTTGCCGCGTCGGGGCTGGGTGGCTGCGAGCGGCAACAGTGGGACAAGTTCCGCTGGCTGTTCCCGGCTGAGATTTTTGACGCCCAGAAGCTCTCGATCTTTGAGACCGGCGAGCACTGGGAGACCCGCCTCGTTCAGCGGCTCCGCGACGCCGGCATGATCGTCGACGACCTCGACCCGGCCACCGGCGAGCAATGGCGCATCGTGTTCGCGGGCGGTCACGCATCCGGCCGGACCGACGGCAAGGTCACGGGCGTGCCCGAGGCGCCGAAGACCATGCACGTCTTCGAGGCCAAGAGCATGAACGACCGCGCCTTTAAGGCGCTGCTGAAGGCTGGCTGCGTGCGCGAGGGCAAGCCTGAGCATTTCGCCCAGGTCCAGACCTACCTGCACTGTCAGGGCCTGACGCGGGCGCTGTATCTTGGCGTCAACAAGAACACGGACGAACTGTACTGCGAGCGCATCGAGTACGACGTCCTGTTCGCGGTCGGGCTGATGACGAAGGCCGAGCGCATCGTGACGAGCGATCGTCGCCCGGCGTGTTCGTGCCCCGTCTATTTCCTCAAGGCCGGCTACGGTTGCGCGCCGAACGACGGGCTCATGCCGGCGCGCTCGTGCCGCTCGTGCTTGCACGTCACGTTCCATCTGGACGGCGACGCTCGCGTTTCATGCGGTCGCCACAACCGCGACCTCTGCCTCGACGAGCAGCGCTTTGGCTGCCCGCAGCACCTGTTCAACCCGGACGCAGTGCCCGGTGAGCAGACCGACGTCGACCACGAGACCGAGCGGGTGACGTACCGGCTCGCGAGCGGCGACGTGTGGGTGGATTGCGGCGGGGTGGCCGCATGAGTGCGCTCACCTACGGATCCGTCTGCTCCGGCATCGAGGCCGCGTCCGCCGCATGGCATCCGCTTGGCTGGAAGGCGTCGTTTTTTTCCGAGATCGAGGCGTTCCCGCGCTCGGTCCTTGCTCACCATTACCCGGAGACCCCGCTTCATGGCGACTTCACCACGATCAAGGCTGGCGAATACGAGCCAATCGACCTTTTGGTCGGAGGAACACCTTGCCAGTCTTTCAGCGTCGCCGGGCTCAGAGGCGGACTGGATGACGACCGGGGCAACCTGG